CCTCAATAAGCTACACAAAGCCCGGCTCGAGACAGAAGGACGTGAAGAAGAACCTACCACCGAGGATCTCTCCGAAAGGTCCGGGTTGACTGACAGGCAAGTCAAGAAGCTACTTGAAATCCACCCACATAGCCTCTCGCTCAATAACAACATAGGAGATGACAGTGACGCCTCGTTCCTTGACGTGCTCGAAGATACGGGCCCCACGCCCCCGGACGTAGTGGGAGAAGCCCAAGATAACAGAAAACTGGAAGGGTGGCTGGACAAGCTTAAAGAGAAAGAGCGCCTGGTCATAACCTTGAGGTTCGGGCTTGACGGTAAAGGGGCGAGGACGTTCGAAGAAGTCGGGGCTTTGCTTGACATGTCGAAGCAAGGGGCGCAGCAGGTAGAAGCGAAGGCGCTTAGGAAACTAAGAATGCTGTCGCAGGGCTTGGAGATGAAAAGACGCAAGAGCGGGATAAAGAAAGCCGACCTGACCGGCCTCTGTTGTTCAGAATGCAGAAGACCGGCGAAGACCAACCGCTTCAACCAAAAACAGGGCAGGTGCCAATCCTGTGTTAATAAAGAATATGCAAAACTAAAAAAGGAGGAAAAAATGGCGAGAAAGAAAATAGATCTCACGGGCCTTCACTGTGAAAGCTGTAAAAAGCCGGCGGGCTCGGTCAAACATTTCAACGCGAAGTACGGCAGGTGCCAACCCTGCACTGCCACGTACAAGATGGAGCTTGCGAGACGAGCGGTGGATCTCGGTGGAAGGCCCGAAAGCCCCACACCCAAAGAGACACCCCTTATCCTGGCCTCCGTTGTTCAGAATGTGGATCCGCCTCGGATCCCGTACTTAACCCCTGAGACTGTAAAGTTCACAAAGGACAATCCTCCTAAGAAGGTAAAGGGTCCTTCTCTTGAGATCAACTTCTGCCCGTACTGCGGGCAAGACTTGGGCCGAGAGGAGAGCATCAAGATAATCACTACCAAGCTTGGGTACAAAGATGGTATCGACGTCATTGAAGACCAAGAACTCAGTACGGCGTTCCAGTGCAATGTCTGCCAGAAGACGCTGCAAGAGTAATGTATATCTTCATCGGCAAGCAGGGCAAATACCAGATCCCCCAAGGGGTAGAGGTCAAGGTTATCAAATTCTACCCCAGGCGCCGGGTGATCATCGAGTACGAAGGCAAGAAGATCCTGACGTTCAGCACTTTATTGAGGAGGAGAAATTCCCCATGAACACTATCAGCTGGATAGTATTTTCGCTTATCACAGGTACAAGCGGCGGTGTAGGACTGTACTTAGCATACTCTATGGGCAAGCATGCCGGAATGATGGAAGGGATTGAGGAAGGGCGCCAGTTCGAGAAGGACTTACAAACACATATCCGGCAGATCAAAAAGGAGACCTCATGCAGAATAAAGTAATTGATCCGGTGTTTAATCCCCCCAGATGCACGGGCAGATCAACAAGGCTTGCGGACCACTACATTCAGGAATTATTTATGAAAGGAAGGGTGGAGATTCAAGATCATTGCGATCACTGGCAAGCCCGTCAAATCTTGTTTGACCGAGTAATCATGCGCCTGAGGATAGAGCACCAGCATGTGAAGATAGCGGCGAAGAGGTCAACCTACAGTATATGGCTTGAAGAATGAGCGTCCTCTTCCCCAAACCCAAAACATTTCGGAGCGAGAAGTACCTGAAGTTCGTCCGATCCCTCCCGTGCTGCGTCTGCGGGTGGACTCAGGGGATAGAGGCCCACCATTCCTCTACGGGCGGGACTGGGATAAAATGCAGTGACGCATACGCCGTCCCCATGTGTAGACTACACCACGCCGAATATCACCAGTTCGGCAAGGAGACATTTTGGGGGCGGCATAACATCGACAAATGGGAGCTGGTGGCGAGGACCCTCGAAAAACACCTAAAGGAGGTAACATGATACTGACTAAGCCAAGCTTCACAATACTCGACGATTTTTGTGGCAAGGAGCTGCTTAAGAGTATAGAACGGGCCGGCAGGACCTGCTACAAGTCGGAAGATAAGAACGCCAACGAAGACATCGACGCGACCATGAAGTTCGTCAAAGGGATTATAGCCAGGGGGCACGAGACTGTGCTCGAGCATGAGAAGCTTTCCGTGAGGTTCATCTGCGACAGGGGGGCTTGCTACTCAGATGACAAGGGGGCAGAGAAGTATGTCCAGCGTAACTGGGAAAAGGGTATCTCATACGGCCGCGTTTACGGAGCCCTTCAAAGACACCTCAATGAGTTCTGGAAAGGCAACAACCTTGACCCGGAGTGGGATATCCATCACCTCGCCCACGCCGGCTGCTGTCTGCTCTTTCTCCTGACCTACGAGGCGAGGGGGATGAAGGAGTGGGATGACAGGCCTGTAAAAACACAAACCAAAGAAGATTAAAAAAGGAGGCTTTATGCTTAAAATCAGAAGAGGTGTTTTCGAAACGAATTCGTCCAGCACGCACAGTATCAGTATCGGCGACGGCCTTCCCCCAAGCTGTTCCAATCTCACCCCGGAAGAAGAAGCCGTCTTAAGGAAACTCGAACGCACGGACTACCTGCTCGACCGCTCACTTACCCCGGGTTGCGATGGCGTGCTTAGAATAGATGCCAATAAGGAGTTCGGCTGGGAAGTAGAGGACTATCAGGATGCAGCCACGAAAGCGATGTACTGCTACATAGACCAGTACCAGAGAAAAGACCGGATAAAGATGCTCAAAGAGGTGTTGATGGAGCAGACGAAGGCCACGGACGTAGAGTTTCGCTACGAACCTGACTCCGGGTATGGCGAAGGCAAATACGGCTACATAGATCACCAGTCGGACGGGACCTCCGACGATGCTTTTATAGACAAGGAGACGCTTCGCAATTTCATTTTCAACCAGCGCTCAATACTGAGGATCGACAATGACAACAGATAACTCGATCGCTTCCTACCAGAACGGAAACACCAGAGTGACGCTCTATGGCGATGGCACGAAGACGCGGGAGTACGAGGGTATTCCCGCGCCCGAGTTTCCCGAGTCCATAGACATCAAGATCACAAACTACTGCGATCTGGCGTGCCCTTATTGCCACGAGTCGTCCGGCATACGAGGGGCACACGCCAGCCTCAAGGCGCTGCTGAGGAAGCTGAGCGGCCTGCCGGCGGGGGTGGAGCTTGCTATAGGGGGCGGCAACCCCCTGGCCCATCCCCTGCTGGCCTCATTTCTACTTGCGGTGCAACAGAGGGGGTGGATAGCCAATATCACCGTCAACCAGAAGCACCTTCACTTCACCGACCTTACGCGCTTCATTGGACATGACCTGGTGAATGGGGTAGGGGTCTCTATTAGGGAAGAAGGAATTGGGGACCCCAGGGAACTCCGGCGACTGAGAGCCCTCTCCCCGCATATCGTCTATCACGTAATCTGCGGAGTCCATAAGAGCGAGATCATCGACGAGCTGCTGGAGATCGACGAGCGGGCTAAGATCCTTGTGCTCGGGTACAAGCAATACGGGCGGGGCCTGGCCCACCACAGCAAGGATATTGATGATGAGATCGTCAGGTGGAGCCGCTACCTGCCCCGCTATATAGACCGGTGCCATCTCTCTTTCGACAACCTTGCCATCGAGCAGTTGGACATCAAAAGGCTCTTTACGAAAGAAGGGTGGGAGAGATTCTACATGGGCGACGACTTCACTTTCTCAATGTACATAGACGCCGTCGAAAAGGTATTCGCCCCGACCAGCAGAAGTGCTGAAAGGAGAGGGTGGGCAGGATGCTCGTTGAAGAAGTTCTTCAGAGGTGAAATTTTATGAGACGCTTGGTCTTCAAACTTGAAGCCTCCGGCGTTCAAGACATGCAGATACGCTCAGAGCATGTGTGGCTTGATGGAGACGCCCGGCTTCGCAAGTTCCTGGCTGATGTTGGGTTCGACCTCAATCGAGCCGTACAGCAGCATACCCAATGTGATGGCGGAATCCTCTTCGTGCAAAATATCCCCCTTGAGGGTATTTCGACCTTTGACATGGTGTGTTTGATACTCTGGGAGGCCGGCTTCCCAAAAGAAAGAACCCAAGACGTGCTCATGCGGGCGTGGGAGGAGAACAGGGACCCGGTAGAGATCGCAAAAGAGGAGGTGGCACTTGTCAAAAAGCTGGAGGGATAATTCTGCATCAGCTTGGGCGTTCGACTTGAGCCCATCCGGGTTCGGCACCATAACTTACAATGGAGAGCCTGTCTACGATGTTCACAAGGTGGTCATTACATGCGAGGCCAGTGGACGTACAACCGCCCAGTTGGAGTTGGGCGGCATAAGGGTGCAGGCAAACCTCGCCGCTGTGGAAGCGACCCGCAAGGTTGAAGTGGCATTCAGCGTGGGCGCCGGTACCGGTACTGTCACCCAAGAGGACCTTGACATAATCCAGGGGCTCTCTGCAAAGTATGGCTTTTCTTTGGGACGGCTTGTACATGCCTTGGCATACCTGAAGGTGATACTGTCGCAAGACGTCACTTACTTGGAGGCCTACTGCGCCCGGGCGCAAGAAGAAGAAGTCGAGGTAGACTTCCTGGTACACCGGGATGGAACTATGTTAAAGAAACTGGAGGGTACCCTTTGATATTCCCAAGGGTTAAAAAATGCCTCCCGTTCTTGAACACAACAGATAACCCCGTCTACACACTCGATGTAATTACCGAGAACGAGGCTTCTCGGCACCGGATGCTTGTCGAGATCCCCCACCACATCAATAGGCTGATCAACGAAAGCAAGCTCGTCGGTATCGACAGGAAAACCCCCGAGGGATTTCCTGTGCCAATAACGGTTATCGGCGAGGCCGTATATGCCTATCGGCTGCTCAAGAAAAGTGGCATGGTCAGACAGTACCAAGACATTCTCGCTCGTTCCATCGAGGAGGAGCGAGGGGTTCTGGATGTAGCCTTCGAGATGGTGCAGTTCTTGGAAAAATTAAGCGGGTGAAAAAAAGTTTGTTGACTATTATTTTTTTCCTTGACAGCGTTATAGCGAGCAAGTAATATACACCCATGCAAGCGAGGCCAAATATAAAAACAACTTCTCCAAACAACCCAAATAAAAACTTGACCCCGGTTGCACGGCACGATTTGGCCTCGCAACCAATCCAGTGCCTCGCCGGTGTCAAGACATACGAGGACCCTGAAGCCTATTGCAGGTAGAGGGGTCCTCGTATGCTATATTATGCACAGGAGGACGCCGTGGCCAGGGTCAAATCCTATCAAAAGGTTGAAGAAGAGGGTGCTCATTGCGCCAACTGCCGGAACGCCAAGGTGATACTCCAGCCCCACACTCGCACGGGAGAGCTCTTGGAGAAGGTTAAATGCGCGAAAGGAGTGTGGACAGTCAAGGCAAACGGCAAGGGCGGCACCTGTGATTATTACGCTATCTGGAGGAGGGCTACCTCCGAGTGTCAGGGCTACGAGCCCATGGGGAATAATTTGAATGACTTTCTTGCCAGTCTACCGCAGTGCAAAGAGGATATGTTAACCCTCCGGGGGTGCGCATGTTCACCGAGATAGCCGCTTACGCCTTCGGGGGGCTTATAGCGTGGGGGCTCGTAGCCATTATAGGCTTTACCCTGCACTACCTCCAACTCAAGATAAGGACCCGGCAAGGGATCCTCAAAAAAATGAATGAGCTTCATGCTGAACTCGAGCTGGCCATTGAGAAATGTGATAACGCCAGGCTTACTTACGAGCAGTTCCTCGCTGAACTTCAGGCAGAAACCGTTATTGCCCAATCTTTTATCAAACACTAAACTTGATGCCGGAGACCATTACTATTGAAGTTGCTACCATCGTCTGAAGCCCCAAGCCACGTTCGCCTTTTCGTATTAGGAAGTCCTGTCGCGCAAGGCCGACCCCGGTTTGCACGGATCGGCAACTTCGTCAGGACTTACGATCCTAAAGAGAGCCGCTCTTGGAAGGAAACCGTTAAGTGGCAGGCCATAAGCAGGGATAGCCGGATCATTGAGGGGCCGCTGTCCCTCATTCTTCATTTCAAGCTCTCGAGACCTAAATCTCTCCCCAAGAAAATTAAGTATCACACTAAGAAACCCGACCTGGATAACCTCATAAAAGGGGTTAAAGACGGGTTGAAGGGTATTTGTTATAAGGATGACTCCCAAGTGGTGAGACTTGCGGCTACAAAGTCATATGCTGGGCCGGGGGAGCAGATCGGGGTGGAAATTATTATAACTCAAATCGACTGATAAGGGAGATCTATTATGGCAAAGACAGTAAAAGTGGCGGTACTTCACCCAGTAGGAAACGGTGGCGAAAAGGCGATAGCGGCCGAAGAGCCTTACATAGTCGCTTTGGCTATAGAAGGGAGCGCCCCATTGCTGTTTCATCGGTGGGACAACGAGGCCATTGAGGAGAAGGCGAAGGCCAGAAAGAACAGCAAGGCGAAGAAGGAAGACAACATTGAGAGCTACGTCTACCGGAACGAAACTGGGGAGATATGCGTCCCGGGTGAATATCTGAGGCAGGCGATAATCCACGCCGCCAAGTTTAGGCAGGACCCTCGTTCCCCGAGAAAGAGCGCCATGGACCTGTTTAAGGCCGGCGTAGCCTCCCTGACCGAACTGGCTTCGCTCGGCTCTGCCGAGTGGGATTATCTGGATAAGCGCCGAGTCACCGTTCAAAGGAGTGGGATAACGCGGGTTCGCCCCGCCATGACCAAGGGGTGGAAGGCCGAATTCGAGTTTCAGGTGTTGCTCCCTGAATACATAGACACGGCTCTTTTCCATGACGTGCTGACGCAGGCCGGAAGGCTCATAGGGATAGGTGATTTCCGTCCGACTTACGGACGGTTTATGGTAACGGATTTCAAGGTCTGCGAAGGATAGCCTGGCATGGCGATGCTGGGCATGGCAAAGCGTGGCAAGGCAGGCCAAGGTTTGGCTAGGCAAGGCTGGGCTTGGCGCGGATAGGCGCGGTGCGGCATGGATAGACCTGAGTATGTCTAAAACTGCTCATTTTATCTGTCAATATTGAGGAGGTCACATGTATCTGCCTTCCAGAATAATAGGTATCCTTGCCTTAGGGTTCTTCACCGCCGTAGTTATCTTCCAGGCAGGCCGCTCTTTCGAGAGGGCGAAATGGAAAGCCAGGGTCGATGCCCTGGCGGAGCAGGTTCTTATTATCGAGGAAGAGATAGACCGGCTGAACAGCAAGTACGAGGTCTTATACGCGGTTATCCAGTGTGAGAGTTCGGGCCGGCACGAGGTTTGGGGGGACGGGGACTACAGATATCCGGCATACGGGATAGCCCAGATGCAGGAGAGGACATTTTACTGGCTTGCAGGGAAAGCTGGCCTTGAGAATGCCGACTGGAAAAGCAGGGAGCACCAGATAAGGCTCCTGTCGTGGGGAATTGAAAATGGATACGGGTCCTTGTGGACCTGCTACAGAAAGTATGTTGCTTCAAAAGAAGGGGGAGAAAATGCTGGCTGATATCATTCACCTTATCGCAGCAAGGGAACATGCAAGCGAAGACGACAAGCCCTACTACCCACGTCCCTCAATCGCCGGCCCGGAAAGGTGCCTGAGACAGACGGTGTATTGGGCGCAGGGCGAGAAGAAAAAGCCTCTGCCCGGGAGGGCTATCGCCGTTTTTAATGACGGGGTCTGGCACGAGGAGCTCACGGCTGATTGGCTGCGCAAGTCGTCGTACCTTGTCCACAGCGAGCAGATGCCTGTCTCTATCGCCGGGATACTCCACTGGATGCCTCAAGGTTCTTGGCATTGCGCAGTTTGCGACCACGATATCCCTTATCGAGACATACACGGGCATATCGACTTTATGATTCAGGACACCCCTGGCGTAGACAGGCTTGTGGAACACAAGGGCTATGCGCACTTTACAGCCGAGGCCCTTTGGGGTGGACAGATCCCCCACGACAACTTGACACAAAAGGCCATCTACTTAAGGGGGACGCAGCAAGATCAACCCGACTGTAAGGAAGGAATACTCCTCATAAAGAACAAGAACACCTCGGGCTTCCTTGAGTTCAGGAGCCTATATGAAGCGAAGATAGATACTCTGACCGTCATAGAGAGGGTTAACCACCTCGGCGAAAGGGAAGATATAGGGCTTGTTGTGCCGGATATTACGGAGAACGCTTTTGCCAGGTTCGCGGAGATCGAAAGGCATAGGATTGAAGGGACACTCCCGGAGCGTCAATACGACATCGACTCGTGGCGTTGCGGGTATTGCCCCTTCACTACCATTTGTTGGGCTGGCTGGGCCGAGGAGCATCAGCAGCTCACGCAGGACGTCGCCCTTGATGAAGAGATCTCTACCGCCATTAGGTACGAGAGACAAAAAGCCGCCGAAGAAAGCGAGACGAAGAAGGAGCGCGAAGATCTTAAAAAGCAGATCAAAGCACTCCTCTCGCAACAGGGCGTCAGATCTGGCCGGACAAATGAATACACCATAGACTGGGAGATAGAGGTGAAACCCAAGTTCGAAAAAGAATTACTGCCTCCCGGGATGTATAAGGCGTGTTCCCCATTGGTGCCAACCGAGAGGCTTAAAATTAAAAAAATAAAGGAGGAAGAAGGCCATGGCAAAAAGGTACACAAGAATAAAGGGCGTAGATAAGCCCCAAAATGTAATCAGGCTTCCTCGAATCGGCAAAATAAGGCTTGGCATAAAAAGGGTCGCCAAGTCCGGCAAGGAATACCCGACCGAAGTCGATTACTTCGTGGTGTCTGAGGAAGTCCAGGCCCGGTATGGCAAGGAGCCTAAGGCTCTCCCGGTTATGATCCCGGTTGAGGATGAGGAAATGTTCCTGCGTCAATATTATGGCTGCTACGGCGGGAATCAGAAACTCAAGTGCCAGGGTGACGGGGAAACGGCAGCCCGGAGAGACGAGAATGGCAGCATAGAGGAGATAAAATGCCCTTCCCCTGACAACTGCGATTTCGGGAAGAAAAACAAGTGCAGCGCTCGAACCGACATGATGTTCGTCTTACCCGACATCAACTGTGGGGCTTGCTACCAACTGAGCACGGGCAGCATAAACTCGGATATAGACATCCGCTCCGGCATAGAGATGGCGAAGTACCTCTTTGGGAGAATCTCTTGGGTCCCGATGGAAATCCGGCGCGAGGAGATGAAGATACCCGACCCGGCCACAGGGAAGATGCAGACACACTGGCCTGTCAAGCTCTACCCGACGGCATCCATAGCCCAGACCAACGCAATCCGCTCAGATACAAAGCGGATACTCGACAGGCAACAGAACTTCGTCCTCGATGAGCCTGTAATGGAAGGGGTTATGACAGACACCCCAATCGAGGTAATAGATGATGAGCCTGAAACGGGGACTAAGGGCCTCCCTGAAGGCCAGGCTCCTGCCAGCGAGCCTGAAGCCCCTCCAACAGAGGGTGGGCAGAGGGAGGCCAAGAAAGAAGCTCCTGCGGCCGCTCAGGTCGCTCAGACAACGGATTCCGGCGAGACGGCCAACGATACCAAGCCCTCAGCCAAAAAGGATCCATTCCTCGAGGCCATGGCGGAACAGAAGACGAGGGTAGGCGAGGAGGCTTATTACCGGGTGCTCGGAGAACACGGTTACAAAAAGGCCAACGAGATAATAGACAGAAAGAAGCAGGTGGTCGTCTTTCATGACCTGGTTGCTTTATAATTTCACAGAGTAGTACCTAAAAACACTTAATAGGAGGATGTTGAAAATGGAAAAGTTTGTAAGGTTTCTTGTAAGGAAGTTTCTCCCGCAGTACCACCTTAAGCACAAGCCGAAGAGGGTCTCTAAGCCGAGGGCGCCGAGGGTGAAGAAGATTGTCCAAGAGAAGACCAATGAGCAGCCAACTTAAATGTAAACTCTGTTGTTGGAATACCCCCATGTGGCTGAAGAAAAAAGGCCACAAAGGGGCCTCCAACGGCTTCTCAAAGCTGAAGGACCACTACTTCCTCGAGCATCCGGAGCACCTTGAGCAGATAGCGGAGTACGCGGAGGCCGAGGAAGATGAGATGGCGGTTATCAAACAGCGCTTGTCAAAAGATTAGAGATATGAAGGTAATGGAGATAAATATGACCTATAAAATATTAATAATGCCTAAAGCTGAAGGGCGTTTCCAAGTCGAGGAGATTATTATCTTATCCGACATAGAGGCAATCGCACACGGCTATTTGTGCGATGATTGTATGTGCCCTAACCAGTGGGTTTATTTTAATCCTCAAGATGGAATTATATCGAAAAGCTCTTTCTAAGGGGGGATTAAAATTGCGTTGGTTTAAACATATGTCCGATAGTCTTGACGACCCTTTTATCCATGATCTGATGGATAATTTTTCACATTTAGGCTATGTCGTTTGGTTCGGCCTTATCGAAATTATTGCCAAAGAAAACAAAAACGAAATCACCGGAAAGGTCGAGATAAGTCCGACATATCTCCGACGGAAGTTGAGGACATCTCCGACTAAACTCCGAGAGGTGTTGGACTTCTGTCAGACACATCTCCGACTTACGGTCAACTATTCTGAAAAAAACTGGGAGATACATTTTCCTAAGATGGCGGAAATAAAGGATAATTATACAAAAGACTTGCAAGCCTCTTGCAAGAAACTTGCTCCCTATATAGAAGAAGAGAAAGAAGAAGAAGAAGAAGAAGATAAAGACACTACTGCGCGCGCGCGAGAAGAACCTTATCCTGAAAAACAAGAAATCTCAAAGACCTCTACCGGAACCCTTAAGCAAGAAGAAGCCTTTGAGCAGATATGGGAGTCTCTCCCCTTAAGGAACGGTAAGAAGCTTGGGCAACAAGAAACCTTCCGGCGCTTCTGCATGGTACCTCAAGACGATTGGCCCTTGCTTATCCAGGCCGCAAAGAATTATGCCGCAAGCGAGAGGGTAAAGGATGGCATAGGGATACTCGATCCGAAAAACTTTATCGGCACGGACTTCTCTGGGCAACCGTGGAAAGACTGGATAGAGCCTGAGATTAAGAAAAAGAGCGGCGTGGATGAGGATGAGCGAAGAAGAAAATTTTTAGGAGCGGGGGCCGACGATGGATAAAAAGAAATTCTTTAACCAGATACGCAAACTGGAGTCGGCTTACCGGAGCTCCCCTTGCTCCGAGGAGACTCTGAGGGTCTACTGGGAACAGCTTAATGGTTTTTCAGACGAATGGCTTGCGATGGTGGTCGATAAGCTGATAGCGACCGAGAGGTTCTTCCCGGCGCCGGCCGTCTTCCTGCAATACCGTGGGCTGGAACGAAGAGCGTGCCCGGTATGTAAAAGCAGGGACTACTCGAGCTGGATAGACGGCAAGTGTGGAGAATGTTACCGAGTTGAGTCCCCGGCTTGACTTTTGAGCTTCGCACGTCCCTGTGTTTGCTCAGTCGTCATTTTGTCAGACTCAACCAGCCTCAGTCCCTTCGGGGGGCTACGTTAGGGGTGAATAGATAGGCACTCCGGGATACTTCTCCAGTCCCGGACTCTGCGACAGGAAGTTAAACAGGACGGACCGGAAAAACGGCCAGTGCTTTCTGCGTAAAACCACCCCGTAACTTTGGCGAGGAGACCTTAACCGGCGCAAGCCGAGTCGAAAGAGAGGTAGCTTTCAAATGCAAAGAGTCCTGGTTTTGAGTTCCACGAAAAAGCCCCTCATGCCCTGCCACCCTGCGAGGGCGAGGGAGCTTTTGAGAAAAGGGAGGGCGGCGGTATACCGCAAGGTTCCTTTTACCATCATCCTCAAATATCGCGAGGACGGAGAAGTACAGCCGGTCGAAGTGAAGGTCGATCCCGGCTCCAAGGTTTCAGGGATTGCGCTCGTAGCAAGTTTTAAGAGGGGAGCGGCTGTTGTTTGGGCGGGCAATCTCAAGCACAGAGGAGACGCTATCCGCATGGCACTTGCGTCTCGAAGGAGCCTGAGAAGGGGGAGGAGGAGTCGCAAGACCAGATACAGGGCTCGCAGGCTTCCATGCCTGCTCAAAGGAGTATTTACGTGGCGATGAGTAAAAAGGCGGGGCAGGTGCTCCCCCATAATCATGAGGCTGAGCAGTCTGTCCTCGGAGCGATGTTCCTGGATGGGGATGCCATGGTAAAGGTTCTCGAGACCCTGTCTGAGGACGGCGCTGATTTCATGCACCCTGCCCACAAGGAGATTTTTAGGGCTGCGGCCACCCTTTACGATAAGCGTATTCCAATCGACATCGTGACTATCTCGGGCATCCTGAAAGACTCTGAGTGCCTGAAGGCGGTAGGCGGCATCGCATACGTGGTTGAAGTTGTGGAGGCAACCCCTACGGCGGCCAATGTCGGTCATTACGTGAAGATAGTCAGGGATCTCTCGGTCAAGAGGGGTCTCATCTCGAAGGCCACGGGTATGCTTGAGGATTTGTATGGTGGACAGATGGCGCTGGAGGATGTCATAGACAGGGCCCAGCGCGACATCCTTGGAGTTTCAATGGCCATCACAAAACCGTATGAGCATATCGGTGGCGTGGCCCACGAGATATACGAGGGGCTCAAACTTATCCAAGAGAATGATGGAGCCTGTTTCCTTTCAGGCCTGTCAACTGGTTTTTTTGAGTTGAACGATTTGACTGGGGGTTTTCAGAAGACCGATTTGATCGTGGTGGCGGGAAGGCCCTCTCAAGGCAAAAGTGCCAATGTCATTCAGATAGCAAGCCATATGGCGCTTCAGGGGTATAAAGTCGGCATCTTCCCAGTCGAGGTGGGGAAGCGGCAACTCGTAAAAAACATCCTTGCCTGCCAGGGGAAAATGAATACTCACCGCTTTAGGGATGGCAGGTTTGATGATATGACACAACTCAAAAAAGTGGTCGATATGGTAAGTTCAACAAATATCTTTATCGACGAGAATGCTAAGTCCTCAACGGAAATAATGCGCCAGGCAAGGAAGATGAAAAGAGAGCACGGGCTCGATGTTATTTTTGTGGACCATCTTCAGGCCATGAGGGAGTCGAGAAGATTTGAAAACCGGAATCTGGAAATAGACTTCATGGTGAGTAATCTGAAAGACATGGCGAAAGAGCTCGACACCCCGGTCGTACTGACAAGCCAGCTTAACCGGGAAGTTGAGCGCAGGACCCCGCCAAAACCAAAGCTGTCGGATATGAGAGAATCCGGAGCCATAGAGCAGGTTGCCGATATCATCATATCTATCTATCGCCCTGAGTATTACGACAAAAATACTCCAGACAAAGGCATTGCCGAATTTGAAATCTTGAAAAACAGGAATGGCACCCTCGGGGAGTTTAGCCTCCGCTGGAACCGACATTGCATACGTTTTAGCAATATGCACGAAGACCCGATTTCAGAAGCGCAAGACAAAGATGATAACGTGCCGTTTTAAAAAACCTCAAACCAAAGGAGAGTGCAAAATGAAAGAGAATGAAATCGAAGAGAAGATATTCGCAAAAGTAATGAGGTCGGATGTCTTTACGGAAGACTTCCCTGTGCAGCTTAACGCCGAGGAGCTTGCCGAGGCGGCCCACAAGCTGGCGGGCTACTTGCAGAGCAAAGCTGAGGTAGAGCAGCAGAAGAAGGATACCAACTCGAGATTCAATGGTCAGATATCCGTACTGGAGACTGCGATCGAGGAGCTTTACCAGGTCATTAACGAAGGCGAGCACAGGCCGGTTGAATGTGTGTGGGAGTTTAACTGGGAGACCGGCGACAAGGTGCTTGTGAGGCTCGACACTGACGAAGAGATCAAGGTCGGCAGGATTACCCATGAGGACCGGCAGATGCACATGGTCCTTGACCCTGGGGGAGAGGAGGAGGACCGGATTTCTCTCGAAGAAGAAGAAGTGCTTGGATGAGGATAGTGGAGAGATATTTAAATGTCTATCCTAAGGGGGTAGGACATTTACATCCTGATGAGAAATCGGCATTAAGAGACAGAACCGCCGCTTGTATCGCCACCATTAAGCTCACGGGTTCCTATGAGGTAATCGAGTGAAAAAAATCCTATACATCTACGGAGTCCTATCTCTTATCAGCATAGTCGCCTACGCCTATTTGAGTTGGAGGAACAATCGTAATAAGGCTCGGTATATGAGCGAGGACGACAATGACCTCATCGTTCATCGTGCCATTATCGAGGTCGCGAAGAAGAAGGAGAAATGAAAACCTTTTATTTTACCTTCGGTTTTGACCAGTTTCTACTCGATGGCGAGAGCGCCGCTAATTGCTATGTAGCGATTGAGGCAGATAGTATGGGCGAGGCAAGGGTGAAGATGGTTGAAATGTATGGGTATCAGTGGGCGTTCTCATACAGAGAAGAGGATAAGGCCGAGTGCATAGATAAGTATAACACAAGACAAGTACCTTTTGGCTCTTAGATGAAGGAGGAGAGATGAGAAACGAAGATAATTCGTGCGGGGATATAATAGAAGAAGAACTTAAGGGACCTTTAGGGGAAGATATAAAAGTGGCCATTAATACCGCCATCTGGATGTATGCGCATTCGTCTACGACGCTTAAAGAAGCGGAAGATATTTCGATTAAATGCTATGAATTAATCATGAATACATGGTGGAAAAATGATAGAAAGAAGAGCGCAAGGTAAAGGAGGAGGAGAGATGAGCGGAGAATTAAAATCATGTCCGTTTTGCGGAGGGCGAGTAAAAGTTTATAGATACATAGGGTCTTCAGGAGATTATCAGTATCAGGTCGCCTGCTTACGCAAGACCTGCCCCGTTCAGCCTTTGACAAATTGGGCGGACATCAAAATAACTGCCATCAAAGCATGGAATACCCGCCATGAAAAGATGAAGGAGGAGGAGAGATGATTGAGTATGGAAAAAATCAATTCGGGCCTATTTTAGAATTTAAAGAAGCATTGAAGCGCCTTCAGGAGGCAGTTATCGCTGATGTCCCTGTATATGCTCTGCATATAGGAAACGCTATTGAACTGGAAAATAGAAAGAAGGAAGCTTCTCTGCTTGAGCGAGTGGTACTCCTTGAAAAAAAGGTTGCTGCAAATCCTCAGTCAAGGGTGCTCCATATCCCGACAATGGAAGAGGTGCATCAATTCATGAAGGAGGAGGGGAGATGAGCAATAGGATTATGGAGATAAGGAAGGCACTTGAAGAACCATATCGTTCATCGTGCGTGGATTGAGACGGGAAAGAAGGAGAAGGAGAACAATGGATGATTTAGAATTTTTAAAGGAAATATGCAAGTTCTCTCGTCGAATAGGAAAAAGAAAATCCGCAGACTATCGTAAGGCTGCCGGATATATCCAATATTTACAACTGCGTTTACAAGCCGCAGAGGAAGTGTGTACAATACTTTATATAGGACGAGATAAAATTGAGAAAGCCTTTATCAACTGGCGCAAGGTGAAAGGCTAAAAAAACGTAGTTGCAAGAACATCTGGATTAACTTACAATTGAGGCCAACATGTTCCCTACGCCTGATGAAATAAAGAATAGCGCTTCCATTGAGCTCGACTATATGCTTCGCCACGGGTACAACCATGGCGAGATAGAGATCTCCTTTCCCCGATTCGAAACCAAGCTCAAAGTTTTTATAAGAAACGGCAAGATGGAATATGCTAAGGTGACAGAGCACCCGAAAGGCATCTTTCCAAACATTGACTTGAAATCTTAGTCCTTCCCGCAGCCCGGGCGGACACCCTTTTCACTTTCCCCACCCTCCCACAGCATGGGCGGTGGCTCCTAAGGAGCCACTGTCTATGCACGACGACGAATTCGACGAAGATACCCCTCAAAATTTGGAAGAAGAATTAGAAGCCCAGCAGGCCGATGAAGCTATTGACTTGGAAGATGGCTTGGGCGATGAATCAACTGTAATTCCTGAAGGCTGGCTTCCTTTCAAGCAATACGGCGCGAAGTATGGGATCCTGTCCGGCAGGGTTAAATGGCTCATGAAGTCCGGGAGGCTTATCCATAAAACCTTCGGGGCGGACGGGCACATCCGGTTAAAGAGAATCTGCGTTCTTGATGTCCCTCTCGATCAACACCCTACCACTGATCAAGATAATCTCCCCACAGCCCCCACTCCAAAAGGTAAATACCGGCAGAAGAAAAAAGCTCCCGCAAAGGTCGCCACAGACTTGGAGGCCAAGAGGAAGAAAAATCTTCGAGACAAATACCTCCCTAAATTCATCGAAAACGCCCCGCCGGAGAGAATGACGTTTACAGCTGCGGAGCTGTTGAAGATCTTCGGCATAACACAGCCGATATTCCATCGGGATTGGAAGAAGTGGGGGTTGGTCGGCCGGAAGGCTCCGGAGGAGTACAAGCATCTCAGTGGTGGTGTCAGGATTGGCGCAGGGGACATATACACCCGCAGAGATGTCGTCAGGTTCCTGCAAGGCGAATGGGAAAGGTCCGAGGATGGGGGGACACCCGATGACATCTTAATAGGCGCTACGGAGGGTGTGAAGGCGCTTGACGGGATGTATTTCAACTACGACCGTGCAAACATCTACCCCTTTGACGCAGAGGGCTTCTTTGGCTGGCTCGAAGAGGTTGGGCTCATGGTTGAGAATAAGAGGCTCAGGAAGTGGGTGCCATATAAGTTATGGTCCGTCCAGAAAGAGGCGGTCAAGGGAATACTGGAGGTGGATAAGAAGGGGGATTTTACGCACAAGATCGGGATTTTGTGCTGGCCCAGGGGGGAAGGGAAGAGTCTGGCTAAGTCCTCGAAAGTGTTGAGTTTTTCCGGCAAGATGGTGAAAGTAGAAGATGTTAAGGTCGGCGATTTACTGATGGGGCCGGACTCAACTCCGCGTAAAGTTCTTGCGCTTGGCCGTGGAGAGGAAGAAATGTTCGAGGTGACTCCCATGCGTGGTGAACCTTTCATCTGCAACCGGTCACATATCTTGGCCCTTAAATACAGGAAAGAGGTCTATGCCGGGTTTAAGAATGGAAAGAAGATAAGGCGGCAGGAGATTCACGACATTAGGATGCACCTCGATGACTACCTGAAGCAGGGAGTGGACTTTAGGGGCCGCTGTATGCTTTATAGGGTGCCTATTGACTGGGTGGAGAAGCTGGTTGACCTTGACCCTTATTTTTTGGGGTTATGGTTGGGAGATGGCACGTCGAAGGAGCCCAGTGTCACTACGGCAGACAAGGAGGTCGTGAGGTATCTCGCGGGAGTTGCAAAAAGTTTCAATTTGAGGCTAATCAAGAAGGCTCAGCCCAATAATAAGTCGTCAGTGTATCTCCTTTCAAATGGCAATGGGAGGAAGGGTAATCATAGGGGGTGCCCAAATCCCGTTAAGGAACTGTTGCGCAAATATGGGGTGCTACATAACAAACACATCCCTTTTGAATATAAAACTACTTCTCGGGAGGTAAGGCTTCGGTTGTTAGCAGGGCTCATAGATTCAGACGGCTACCGGAATCGTAACTCCATTCAGTTTACCATGAAGTCTCGGCAACTCGTGGATGATATCGCGTTTATCGCCAGGTCTCTTGGCTTCCACGCCGAGATCAAAGAGACGCAGAAAGGTATTAAGTCAACCGGGTTCGTGGGTACTTATTACTGTCTCGGCATTTCTGGGGACTGCTCAATCATCCCCAACTTAATCTCCAGAAAAAAATGTGCTCCTCGCAAGCACAACAAGAACATACTTTGGTCTGGTATCAAGAACATTGAGTCGAAGGGCATGGGTGAATATTATGGGTTTGTCCTCGATGGCGATCATCTTTTTCTCCTTGAGGATTTTACTGTCACCCACAATACTCTCCTCGTATGTGTCCTCACCCTCTTCTTCTTTTTTAACGGCTATTCCGAGACGATCACCCTCGCCGGCAACACCAGGGATCAGTCGAAGTTTACGCACTATGATCTCTGCAAGGGTATAGTCCAGCACACTCCGAAATTACGGAAGACGCCAGGCCTTGAGATAAAAGAGAAGCACATAGCCCTCAAGACAGGCCCTAAAGAGATGTTCAGCTACATGCAGGCTGTTCCAACCTCGGTCGGCCTCCTCCCTGGCACCACGCGAGCCGTGTTCACAGAGCTCCATAACCTTCAGGATACCAAGTTTTTCTACGACCTCTGGACATCGCTCAGGAACGTTCCGAACGCCATGGTGCTTGTGGACACCACGGTCGCCAGGCCGGGGCATCTCGTCCACAACCTTTGGCAGACATATACCAAGGGAGAGGACCCGAAGATATTCTTTCACCATTACGCAGATAAGCACTACAACCCGGAGATGACCATTGAGGAGCTAAACCATTTTCGGCAGAACATGCCCGAGATATTGTTCAGCATGTATTTCCGTAATCGGTGGGAGGATGCGGCAGGGTCTTTGTTCCCAACCGAGAAGGTGAGAGAGATGAGCGTGTGTGGGCTTGATGGCGCCCCAGGGGTGCCTACTCCGGAGCTTACAAACGCCGTCAAGCAAATTCGGGAGCTTGAGATAACGCGAAATAGTTATGTCAAGGGGAAGGTTGATCTCTTAGCGATAAATAGGGAGATAGCTGCCATAGAGCAGCGCCTTTATCCGGTGGTGAGGCTTTACAAGATGCCTGCTACCAGAGAAGCCCTTGAAAAGATAGGGAAGGTATACGGGTGCAATTTTGTGATAGGCGTAGGGTTGGACAGGGCCCAGAGACACAGTAAGCATTACGGCAGAACAGTTATGAGCTGTGTGGCTCGTGGCGCCCTTTCCGCAGAAACGAGCTTGTACTTCGTGTTGGATATCTTTATCCCAACAGAGTCTACCTTGCCGGTCCTTGCGGAGAAATTTCTTGAGTGGTCTCGAGAATACGGGTGGATTGACAAGGTAGCGGTAGAGACCTATTCGAGCCAGGATTTCTATGATTGGGTATCTGACAAGGCCCTCGCAGCGGAATTTTGCACGCCATCCTTTCAGAAGCAGAAACCAGTATTTTTTACCATGAGCAACATCGTTGACAACGGGTATCTTAAATGCCCGCCGGTGCCTTACTATACGGATGAAGACGGGAAGCTTTATAGAGGCTTCACAAACAAGGAAGATGTCTTTATGGAAGAGCTCGACATGTTTAATTATATCCCCGGGGTAACAGAGAAGACTGGAACCTTCGGCTCTCCAGAGAAAAACAAAAAGAGTGGAGTCCAGGACGATACTGTATATTCGGTGGCGTGGGCGATCTATGCCACTCATGGCGAGGATTTGGTCCCGGCACATAGAGGAGGGGGATCAGGCATAATAGCGGCTATCGTAAACAGTGATGTCGTGGGGGACTACCACTGATGACAAAAACTTGTTTGGAATGTAGTAAGCGGGACAAATGCCAAACACTTTGTGGGGAACTGGAGCAGGCGGCCGGCGCACCGGATGGCGAGGATACCTATCTGGTGTTTACAGAGGAGCCAAGAGAGCACCTGGAGGAAGGCTCAGATGGATTCTACATCTCCCGGATACCGGATAAAGATGCGCGGCTGGTAAGTCTTTATGACACTCTTCGTCCGCTTCAAGCGCTGGACGATCTGCAAGCCGCTGCCATTTTCATACTCATGAATTACTTCGGCGCAACCAAAAACGATATTTGCAAATTATTTAAAATCGGAAACAGGAGGGCGAATGTCATCATCCAGCGAACTAAGGGAACATTGGCGTCTTTTCAGGATTGCGAGGATGTACCGGAACCAGGGAGAGATTATTGATAGGATCTCTGCAAACAAAAAGATGAACTGTCCGAGATGTAGAGCCAAGATGTTGTGGAATGACGACTATTTTTACTTCTATTGCCCTACCAGAAAATGCAACTATAACGAACGTGTGGACCTCCATAAAGATGTGCGGCCGAGGTACATGCCGCCCTCTGGTAGCAGATACTGGCTTGAGACTGTTTCACCCCCGCGCTGGTTTTACGCCGAGTGTTTTTGAGTTCCTTCATGCGGAAGCGCCATAAATCCTACAACTATTTAAATTAAAAGATATTTTTATAGACGCAGCGCAGGCTGGGAACAGCGAGAGTGCCAAAAATGCTCAGCTTTAATATATAGGGGGAAACATTGGACTACAAACCTGACGAACTTTTTTCAAAAGCTCAGTGGGATACCATATGCAAGACGGATCCTACCTTTACACAGTTTCGTTCTGCGAGCCATTGGCAGGGCGGGTACGATACTGCTAAAGTTTATTTCGCCGATGACCCCCTTGCCGAGATTTTAGGAGCAACATCGAAGGACGGGAAGGGGCAGTCTCCCAATTGGAGGGAGCTTCAGAGGAAGTGCTGGGAACTTTATAGGACCTTTGGGCCAATAAGCGCCGCCGTTAATTCTAAGGCCGATTACACAGTGGGCCACGGTTTCGGCGTGTACTCTCCGAATCTCGAGGTCAATCTTTGGCTTAAAGATCTTTTCTACTCCTATCGGAACAAACTCTACTCCACTCTTACCGGCTGGACAATCAGAATGCTTGCGGAAGGTGAGCTGTTCGTATTGCTTGCTTTTGACGAAGAAGGGAAAGCCACATTAAGGCTTTTGGAGCCTGAGAGAATGGGGAAGGGCACGAAGAAAGACGGGCTCCTTACCAATCCTGATGACAGCACCCAGACGCTTTTTTATGAGCACTTCTACGACAAGCAGAATAGTGAGCTGATACCTGACATAAACATAGCTTTCAATCCCGAGCTTCTCAAAGTGGCCAAGCAGGTTGAGGGTTACAGTGATGAGAAGACAATAAGATCCCGTGTCCCCGGGGGGAGGTTTAAGACCATCGGGGGCTTCCGCAGGTTCGTCCTGCATTGGAAGAACTTGACCGGGATACTTGAATACAGGAGAGATCTTTCTGTCATATCAACCGTACTCGAGGCCATACACCTTTACTGGAGCGCCATTAAGTGGCAGCTTGATCATAAGAAAGCGCAGTGCGCTTACACCAACGTGGTGGGTTTTGAAGATTCACCACAGGGCAGGATAGCCTATAGCTTATGGAAGTCCCTGTCTGATGCGGAGCGTAAGTCCACAGGGCTTACTGGAGCCCTTACGCCTGGCTCGACTATCTTTTTGCTTCCAGGCATGACCTTCGAGGTAAAGTCCCCTCAGCTTGCAAAGCTTGAAGGGGAGAACCAGGACCTGATGAATGTGGCTGGCTCAGGGATGAAGAGCCCGCAGGACCTTTTCCAGGGGCAGGCGTCTGGATCTACTTATGCCTCGTTGAGAGCATCAAGATCGCCGCTTGAGGTTGAAATCAAAAACACCCAGTACAAGCATCGCAACTTCATACTTTTTGAGGTCCTCCGCGCCTGTTTCTTTGTGAGTTCTGCGGTCGGTAGCTTCCCCCCTACTTTTAAAAAAGAAGAGATCTCTGATTTCATAAGAGGGAAACCCCAGTTTGTTACTATTGATGTGGAGCCAATAGAGCTTGTTGAGATCACCTTCCCGGAGATATCCTTCGAGGAGAAGCTGGAGGGCAAGGCCGGCGCATATCTTGGCAGCAAGCACTCGGGTCTCAGGGCCATTGGCATAAGCGATAAAAAGATAGCTGAAAAAATGGGCGTGGGGGATCTCTCGAAGCAACGCGCTGACAGGGCGCTCGAGGAGAGAAAGTACGGGGTCCGGGATGCCGTCTTAAACGAGAAGGGCACGGCGCCCCCGGCCAACAAGCAGGAAGAGGCCGGTAACGGCACACAGGACGACAAAAACCCGGAGGAAAAACTGTGAATCTTGGAGACATAGCCAACGTAAATAAAGCCCAGCTCATAGGGTTCATTCAGGGGAAGGCATGGGCTATCCAGCCTGAAGTGCTGGAGTCGATGCAGAGGGTACTGGCCCATTGTGAGGGCGACATCGTGAATTTGGCCCAGTTGAGGGCCGCCCTGCCGTCAGGTGGCATGGATGTCGCTGGGAAGAAGGCATACCGTGTCGAGGATGGCAAAGCGATCATTCCTGTGGTAGGCCCTCTTGATAAGAGAGCGAGTTTTTGGCACATGATATTCGGAGGGGAATCTACTGAGCGGATACAGAAGGTTATCGCGGAAGCGCTCTCTGACCCGGCAGTGAGCGGCTTGGTCTTGAATATAGACAGCCCCGGAGGTTCCGTGGATGGCACGAAGGAGCTTTCGGATTTCATTTACGCATCGAGGGGCAGGAAGCCCATAGTCGCTTACGTGGATGGTGACGCCCTCAGCGCTGCTTACTGGATAGCTTCGGCGGCGGATAAGATAATAGCCCCGGAGACCGCCCGCGCCGGCAGCATAGGCGTGTGGATGTCCCATATGGATGTTTCCAAGCTCTACGAAGACCAGGGGGTGAAAAAGACCTATGTCTACGCCGGCAAATACAAGGTTGCTGGCCATGAGGCCGCTCCTCTCTCCAGCGAGGATAAGGAGTACCTCCAGGGATTCGTGGATAAGTATTACACGTTGTTCGTGGAGGATGTTGCGAGAAACAGGGGGGTAGGCGTTAAAAAGGTCCTCAAAGATATGGCCGAGGGTAGGATATTCATCGGCAGCGATGCCCTTGATGCCGGCCTAATCGACAAGCTTGGGGATTTTAATGTTGCACTTAAGCGCAGCGGGAAGATGTCGGGCAGGGCAGACGGCAAATCGCTGCGGGAAGTGATCTCGGCATGGGGATCAGCACATGGGGCAAAGACTGGCAAGGAGGATTCAGATGAGGTAAAAAGCGGGTTGCGGTCTCGCAGAGAAGAGATGGAATTGAGCACGGAATGGGATGAGGCCGCTTACTTGGCAGAAGCCAAGGAGGTTTTTGGCCAAGACTTCGACGCTCATTTCCAAAACTGGTATTTTATTAGAAAATCAAACAAACAAACTGTCAAGGAGGGTAATGTTATGGACTTAAACGAATTCAAGACCACCTATCCTGAGCTCTATCAGGCTGCCAAGCAGGAGGGTGTCGAGGCTTTTAAGGCGAGCGAGGAGTATTCGGGCTTGGTAGCCGTGAGCAACTCGTTAAACCTCAAGGTGAGCGAGCTTGAGGCCTCGAACAAGGATCTGGAAAAGAAGAACGCTCTGGCGGAGGAGAGGCTTGTGAGCGCCGCCGCCGACAGGGAAATGGACCACATACTCGCTTCTTCGAGCTTGCCTGATCGCCTGCACGGGAAAGTCAAAAAGCAGGTGGACTTTCGCGGCTTTGTCAAAGAGGACGAGAAGTTCGAGGAGGGGAGTGAGTCCTTCAAGGCTTTCTCTACTGCCTTCGAAGCCGAAGTCAAGGACTGGGAGAAGGACATATCCGGAGGCAACGCCAGTTCACTCGGGACCGGGGCCGGCAAGGGTGACGCCACTGGTGATGACGCTCTTATAGAGTATGGCCAGAAGGTCGCCCGTGAGGTCATGGGTAAGATCAGATCTGACGCCAAGTAACACATAACCTATCTTACCCGCCATGCGCGGGAAAAGTTGAGCCCTCGTTTGCCGAGGGCTTTTTAATTTAAAGGAGGATCCAAATATGAGCCAGAAATTCCCGAAGACTTCCCACGTATACACCAACCAGGGTGGCGTGGAGTGCATGATCGGCGAAAGGGGGAAATCTATCCCTATCACCATTGACGGCGTAAGAAGGGACAGCACTATAACGGGGCCCTCGCTTTTTGCGAGGAGGACCGCTTCTCCGTACAAGGCCGTTCCGTTTATGAACAACGCCGTGATAGCCAACCCCACCAACGTTACAAATGCCACGGTCGATATCCCGGACGCTGATGCGGTGAAGTTCAAGGTGGGCGACCTCATAACCTTCTATGATGTGTCAGCCGGCGCGATGTCCGCAGAGACGAAGACCCTGGATATCATAGGCGCGGCGGGCTCCGGCGGCGCCGGTGAGACACTGCTCACCTTTACCGGAGAGGTCTGGACCACCCCACCCGTGGCTACCGACCTTCTTGTGGTGGCTGACGGCGCTCAGCTTTCCGCCAACGTCGTAGTCGTACTGGAAGATATCGAGTGTGACGGAGTCGATGACATATCCGCTGCCGGCTTCATCAACGGGTCGTTCGTGAAGGGCGCCGTCGAGAACAGAACGTATTTCGTCCAGGCGGATAACCAGAACATACAGCTCGTTGACGTTCAGTAGGCGTTGATAGAGCATAAACCTATACCCTGGGCCTTTTAGGGCTCCAGGGTTTTTTATTGCCAAAAAAAACTGGAGGTAAGCATGACTGGACAGGAGCTGCTCAGACTCAAAGAGCTGGACATTTTTAAGGAGCCGGTAATGGACGTCGTAATAAACGAGTTCGTCCCGGACCCTAACGCTTTTCTTCTCACGGACGCCTTCCTACCGTTCAAGCTCGTCGATAAGTCCAAGCTACTGGACCTTATCAACAACGGCGCTTTCGGCAGGACGAATCCGGTCAGTCTCGACTCGAACCACAAGCTCATTTCCATACCCGGCAACAGCTACAAAGAACACACCGCCGGCCACTGGAGAGAGGCAGTTCAGTTCGGCGAAGAAGTGCTTCAGGAAGCCGTGAACCCGGCCAACCCGAGGGAGCGCATGGGCGTCAATCTCGTTACAAGCGCTCTGAACCTGCTTGATCTGAGGCTCAACAACCTCATCGAGTACCTCACGGCGAAGATACTCATCAACGGGCAGTATTCCGAGGCACGGTATGGTGTCAACTATACCTACAACCCCAACATCCCGACCAAGTACATGAAGGATGTGACGTCTTCGCCCGGCTGGACGACTGGGGGCACGTGGGCTACCGCCGCCAACGCCACACCTATCGCGGACATGGTCGGCTCCATGATCGCCATGAGGCGCTACGGGATCAACCCTGTAAAGGCATTCATGAGCGTTCAGACCATGGA